GGTACAACAACAGCTGAAGGCGATTCTTCAATGGTTGTTGTCAATCCAGATTCTTACACATGGTACGAATCTCCACGCTTTACGCTACGCAGCAATATCAACAGCGATGGAACAATTGACATCCTGTACTACGGCTATGGCGCACTAGCTGCCAAGGTGCCAAACGGCGCACAATTTAATAACCTCCCATAAATCACTATCGGTAGCGGTCGCTCCCGAACGCTACTGACACGAAAGGAACCGAGATGCCAGCAATAGTTACAGCCTCGCAGCTGAGAGCGATTCTTGGTGTCTCGGTTTCTTTGTATTCCGATGCACAGCTTGACTCATACATTGATTCAGCTGAGCAAACGATTTTGCCTTTACTTACGCAATACCAATCATCGGTGACTTTTGCCAATGTGAGTGATTCCGTCATTTATTTCACCACAATGCGGCCAAATTACTTTGTGCCGGGTCAATCTGTTGTTGTTACCGGGGCCGGAGCTTACAGCGCGACCTACACAGTCACCGATGATCGGATTGAGCCTTACACTTTCACAGCTGCAACAGCGGCCGCTGATCGTGACTATCCATTGCCGTTTATTCCAGCGGCAACAGCAACATTGAGTGGATCATCGGCAGCGCAGCTGTACGCATCGACACCACCAATTGAAAATGCAATTTTGGTTGTAGCCGTTGAGATTTTTCAGAGCATCACAGCTCCGGGCAACCAAATCATGTCAGACAATTTTCAGCCATCACCATTTATTCTCGGCCGCAGCTTGAGCAATAGAGTGATTGGCCTATTAGGCCCGTTTCTTGATGTTGAAACGATGTGTCAATGAGCATCGAATCAGCAATCCGCACGCCACTCAAAACAGCTTTGTCATCCATCGCTGCCAATGTGTACAACGGCATACCCGAAACAATGACCAGCCCATCGATTTGCTTGATCCCGGATGCACCTTATTTGGAAAGCGTTTTGATCGGCAAAAACACTACAAAAGTCAAGGTCAATTTGACTGTGACTGGCGTGGTTGGTTATGCCAACAATGCCGCAGCTTTGGATAATCTCGAAACATTGATGATCTCAATCATTGCAGCAATGCCAAATGGTTATGAAGTCGGAAATGTAAATCAGCCACAACCTTTGGAAGTCGGTGCCGGAAAGTACCTCACGGCCGATCTCCAAGTATCCACCTACTACAACCAATAGGAGACAAAATGCCAACCACTATCATCACCGGCAGAAATGTGAGCTTCAGCATCGATGGGGATACTTTTGATGCACAAGCAACATCAGCCATTTTGACTGTTGATTCAACGATCAACACATACCAGACACTCGATGGCAAGGCGTATTACACAACCGACACTCAAGGTTCATTTGCTGTTGAGATGTTGGCTGACTGGGGCGTTGCTTCATCGCTTTGCGAAATGCTTTGGAATCAAGCTGAGAATTCACCAAATACACCTTTGGCCGTAATCCTTGAAACAGAGCCGGGCAGCACTTTCAATTTTACTGTGCAACCGATTTTCCCATCAGCTGGAGGCACAGCACCAGACGCACAGACTGTCTCAATGACATTCACCTGTGTGACAACACCTACATTGGCATAGTGAGAGGAAATCGGGAGCATGAAACTACCAATCACAATTGAATTCGCTACTGGGGAGAGCGCGACCTATACCGCGCTCCCACCGGAGTGGATGAAATGGGAGAACAAAACTGGAAACACAATCCAGCAAGTTTCTGAGAAATTGGGAATTGCTGATTTGATGTTTTTGGCTTATCACGCCATGAAGCGCGAAGCAGCCGGCAAAACTGTCAAGCCTTTTGAAATCTGGTGTGAGACTGTAAGTGACATCAGCATGGGAGAAACCGAAAACCCAAAAGCTACGAATCCGGATCAATAAACCGGATTGTTTGGGAATTGGCTATCCATACAGGATTGTCACGATCAGAGTTTCAAACCGCTGAGGACATTTTAACCGCTTTTGAGATACTGAGGATCAAAGATGGCAACTGAACCAATCACTTACAACAAGAGTGATTTGCGCGGCATCATCAAAGCTTTCAAAGCTATGGATGAGCAAGCGGTTGCTGAGGCTAAAGGCGTATCAAACGGCTTGGCTACTTATGTGCAATCAAAGGTCACATCGGCAGCCGCCAACCGCCCAAATAAGGCGGCAATACGCATTGCTCAAGGATCGCGTGTGAGTAAGTCATCAAAAGTCGGTGAGATCAGCTATGGCTTTGTATCTCAGAAATTCAGCGGTGGCGGCACAACTCAACAGCTTTGGGGCGGTTACGAATTCGGATCACAAAAATTCAAGCAATTTCCGATTTGGTCTGGCAAGGCTCCCGGCGGCATTGGCTCATTTGGTTATTTCATCTATCCAACATTGCGTGCCGAGCAGCCGTACATCATCAATCAATGGGAAAATGCATTTACTAAGATTTTGAAGGAGTGGTGATGGCCGGTCAATCAAGAACACTCAAGCTTTCGATCCTAGCTGATGTTGATGAACTTAAAAAGAGCCTCAATGTCGGCTCAAAGGATGTTGATGGATTTGCCGGCAAGATTGGCGATTTCAGCAAAAAAGCTGCATTGGCTTTTGCTGCCGCAGCTGCCGCAGCTGGTGCAATGGCTGTCAAAATTGGCGTTGATGCGGTCAAGGCTGCAAGCGATTTGGGCGAGACTGTTTCAAAGGTCAATGTTTTATTTGGAGAAACAGCCAAAGACATTGAGAAATTTGCTGATGGTGCCGCTTCATCATTAGGCCAGACAAAGCAACAGGCATTGGATGCAGCTGCAACATTTGCCACATTTGGAAAATCTGCCGGTTTAAGCGGTAAGGATTTGGCCAATTTCTCAACAGACTTTGTGAAATTATCATCCGATCTTGCATCATTTAACAACACCTCTCCAGAGCAAGCCATTAACGCCATTGGATCGGCATTGCGTGGAGAAGCTGAACCGCTGAGACAATACGGCGTTTTGTTGGATGATGCCTCATTGCGCCAAGCCGCTTTGGAATTGGGAATCATCAGCACCACCAAAAATGCGCTGACACCACAACAAAAGGTATTGGCAGCTCAAGCCTTAATTTATCAACAGACATCAGCTGCACAAGGCGATTTTGAGCGCACCAGCGATGGTCTGGCAAATAAAACACGCATCCTTACAGCTCAATTGGAAAATGCAAAAACCACAATTGGTGAGGCACTTTTGCCGATTGTTTTGGAATTGGCCACATTGTTTTCAGAAAAGGTCATCCCAATTGTGCAACAGGTTGCCGATGCTTTTGGTGAGAAATCCGATGGAATCGGTGGCACATTAAAGAGCTTGGCAGATTCGATCAAAGGCTTTGTGCAACCTATTTTTGAAGGTTTCAAATCGGCTTTTGACAAAATCAAAAAAACAGTAGTAGAAAACAAAGATGAATTTCAAGCCTTTTTTGATTTGATCAAAGCAGCAGCTCCAATCATCGGCAGCGTAATCGGTAAAGCTTTCAGCGTGATTGGCGATGTGGCCAGCGTTGTCCTCAATGTCATGGCAAATGTTTTGGGATCACTCAAAGGCTTGATCAATACAGCCATTGATTTTGTCAATGTTGCAATTCGCGGATTAAACATTATCAATCCCGGCAAGGACATCCCGTATGTGGGCAAAATTGGCTCAAGCGGTGGCAGCACAGCAACCGGGGCATTGGGCAATTTCCAAATGAGCACAGGATCAACGCTTTCAACAGGCGGTGGGATTACTGGTGGAAATGTTACCGGTGGAGGCACAACCGGTGGTGGAGTTACTGGAGGCGGCAGCACAGGCGGCAGCACAGGCGGCAGCGGATCGATTGCAGCTGTGGCCAAAAAAGTGACAAAGGTTGTTGATGATGTTGCTGGAGCTTTTGACAATTTTACAAGCGGAACGACATCTTTGGCCGGAATTATGGCAGCTTCAAATCAGCCATTTGCATTTGGAACATCCGGAGTCAATACCAACACACTTGCTGGCATCCTTGCAGCTTCATCAAAACCAAGTGTCACAGTCAATTTTAA